GCACCCACGATGGACGCCGCTGTTGCCGCACCGGCGAGGGCTGCGGGGACGTAGAGCTTGTAGGCGACATTGTACTTGGTCTTCCAATCCTTCTCGTTGAAAGTGCGCTGCCGACGCTTGATGGACTGGACCTCTCGATCTGCCTTGACAGCCAGATACACGGTCCCCCCAAGACCCGCCACAGCGGACCCTGTCAGGATGGCCGGGAGGTTGCGGACAATCCACTTGGACGCTGTCGTAACCAGTGCAGAACCCATGTGTGCTCCTATCTTGTCATGGGAAACCCAGAACCCTTGTTACGGGGTTCGTGGGGTTGAGTTGGGATATGTTCAGGCGGTCACGTGATCCTGAGCAAGCCGCTCGTAAGCAAGCCGCTCGAGCGCGTTCGCGTACACGGGATCAGCTGTCTTCTCGAGGTTGTCGAGGTACAGCCAAACCGCGAGCGAGTCGTGCAGAGCGATCTCCTTGAGCTTGGTGCCGTAGGACATGGTGTGTTCCTTTCAATAGTCGGGTTCTCATTATGGGACATGTTGAGATTGCGAGTCCTGATGGCCCACCCGGGAATTTTTAGAATCCAAGTCCCAGAACCCATGTTCTTGCGAGTTGCTCGAATATGAGTTCCGGGACGTTGAACGGTCAGATACGGACCTTCGTGATCAATCCGAGTGCCTTGCTGGTGACCGGCAGGATGCTCTCAGCTTTCACGACGAGAAGGACCGACACGAGAGACGTCGCGCATGTGACGATCGTGTCCGGGGACGGAAGCTTGACTGCTCGCTGCTTATCGAGTTCGCTCTCGTGCTTCTCAGCACGTCGAGTTTCGTCTCGATGCTTCGCGCAGATGGCTTCCAGTTCACGGATGTTGGCGAGCGCATTCGCGTACGCCTCCGCGTCGGGGTCCATTCCGTCGATGAATGCATAAGCGTCCTTCAGGGCGTTCTCAGCATTGTGTTCGGGGGTGTTCATTTCGGGTTGTCCTCTCAGATGGGGTTCTCATTATAGGACATGTTGAGGACGCGATCAGGCGATCTCGTTCACCGCCAGGGTGACGGTCTTGTTCTCGCTAAGGTCCTTCGCCGGCTTCTCGAGAGCGGCGTAGACTTCCTGCTTGCCGTGGTCGACGTGCAGCACACCGTCGGCGGACGGGGTGTAGTTCTTGGCGGAGATGCCGAGCAGCGTGCCGAGGAAGGCGTCGACGGCGGCGATGGTCCCGACAACCGCATCCACGTGACCCCAGCCGAGCGAGGCGGCGAGAGCGACGTAGAGCGCGGACAGAGCGGGAAGCAGGGTGAGGGCAACCCACTTGGCCTTGTCGTAGGTGGAGTTAGACATGCTTGTCCTCCGGTCTGTAGTGTTTGCGAGTTTCCGGAAAATGTATCGGAAGTTCCTGTACTTCCTTCATGACCTTCTCGGCCATGCCGTTACCACCGAAAGACGAATACGGGGAATACAGATACTTCTGCAAGTCCTCGTACTCGTCGATGGTTATATATCCTCGAGATAGATACGCCGTCCCTAGAGCCATTATCTGATTGTGCGCAATTCCGAGAAGAAGCTGTGTTCGAGCGTCCTTCCTGTCCGCCCGGCGATCTAAGAATGCCCATAGACCACTAGACGCGAGTACACTCGTCACGATAGTCAATGTCATAGTGAGCTCTGGGCGCACGCGTCAGCCTCCGATAGCCAGAACCGGCCGGATTCCGAGAGAGGACGTCATGATATCGTCACGAGCGATGTTACCCTTCCAGGCGCTGAAGTAGTTGGCCCACGTCTGGTCACGGAGCCAGAAATCCTCGTTCGGGTTCTGGTGATTGAACAACTGGAAATACCGAAGCTGACGACATTCGGCCCGGTATGCGCCCTCGGAGCCGTTCTGGAACGACTGCTTAACGTGCGCGCCGAACAGCATCTGCTCGGTGGGAATCGTGACCTTGATCTTGAACACCTCGCCGCTCTGGGCGTACAGACGGTATCCCTCCTCGCGAACCGTGCCGCCGTACTTGGTGTCCGTGTCCCAACGGTTCTCGAACCAGGAGTTGTGCGCGAGAATATGCGACTCTCCGAAGAGACCGTACGCCTTCGTGGCGTTCGTCTTCGGGTTGTCGTTGAGAGCCGCAAAGAGCTCGCTGTTTCGGAATCCGCCGCAGTACTCGCCACGGTGCATCACCGCCGAAGAGGTGTTTCGGTCAGGCATAACCGCGATGTGGCGACCGATCGACTTGTCGCACGCGCCCCAATAGTCGAAATCGACAATGTACCACTTCGTGTCGCCCGTAGTCCAGTAGTCGCCGATCCACAAGTTCGTGAACTGACCTGAGGAAATGGCGGCTTGCTGCTGACTCGTGAACGACGAACCGAGGTTATAACCCCTGGCGAGTACACGGTGCATCATAGGCACGTTGTCGAACATCGCGAACCGGAATGAGTCCGCGTTGATCTTCTTCGTGCTGGTGGCACCGTTCTGAATGACGAAGTAATCGGTATTCGGACCGATGTATGTGGCCTCGGGATAGTCCGAGATCTTCATGGATATACTCCTCTGCTCAAACCATCATGTAGAGACGCTGGGCATTGATGGGGTTGCCCGCATGGTCCTGGATCTCTGCGCCATTTTGAGCATCCAGAAGGACGTCCTTGATTGCCACTCCCTGCGTGAACGACGAGATCTGCTTCTCGACATTGTCAAGACGCTGAGCGAGTTTCGTCGCGGCGTCCCCGTCGAGGGTGGTCTTCAGGGTGTTGCGCCAGGACTCGTAGTCCATCTTCTGCTCAGACATCCAGTTCTGAAAGTTCACGGATTGCGTCTTCTGCTGCTCCGAGGACCACTGCTCGTACTGGGCATCCCATTTGGCATAGAGGGTCGAGGCGTCAAGACTCTCGACGACGCCGGTCACCCAAGGTGTAGCGGATGAACCTCGAGCATTCCAGATCTGGTTGTACGTGACCTGTTGCATACCTGGACTCGTACGAATCCTCGCCAGGGGATACCACTTGTCGAGGTCCGTGTTTCGCACATTCGGGACCTGCGGATTGCTACTGGACACACCTTTGTATACGGCGAACGAAGCAGCCCTGACCGACGGGTCTCTATTGATGCGCAAGCAGACCAAATCCCAGCGAGGGTGAGTGACGTCCGGCTGCTCGAGCGGAAGGTCGTACGGAGCATCGTTGTTCACCCAAGTCTTGTTGAGGAATGCGCGACCAGTGCCGATGCGAACAGCCCACTTTCCGCTGATCGCCGTGACTCCCAGGGCCTGGCCGTATGATTGGTAGATGCCGTAATGGATGAGGCCGTCGAAGAGCTCACCCATCTGTTCTGCTGAATACTTGCGGTCCCCGTCCTTCGAGGAATAGAAACCACTGGTAAGCGTCATTTGATGTTCAACCCCGGCTTACTCTTCTGTAGATCTGACAAAGACGAGAACGTGGGGTAGAAGGTGTCCCCGTTGACGTCTGATGAACGAACGTACTCGGTCACCCGGGCGACGTCCTTCTGGCCGTACTCGTTCTCGATCTGCACGAAGTCGCCCAGGAAGAAGTCCTCGCGATACTTGTAGATCGAGTTGACTGCGGCAACCCCTTCGTACATCTGAATAGGCATGTGCTTCCACAGTTCCGTGTTGCACTTGTCCTTCAGCTGTCGTCTAGCGGCCTCAGGGTCCACACCTGTGTTCCCGGTTCTCGCAGAGTTCGCACTCGTGGCCAGGTAGCCGTTGTGTGTCATAACCCCGGGATTCTCGAGATATCCCTCTCGCAGACCAAGACCGTTGGTGCCTACCTGCACGGACTCGTTCTGGATATTGACGTCCGTCTGCCACATGTATTCCTGCTCCATACCTGAGGTGACATGCACCTGCTGGAGTCCGGAGAAGATCTTCGTTCGAGTTCCGACCTTGGACTTGAGATATGTTCCCTTGGACAGGTTCTCGAACGAGGGCGAGAACGTCACGGGAGGGTTCGTGTTCTGTGAATCCGTTCGGTTGATTCCAAGATATGCGTACCCGTACCAATACCACGGATTGTTGTCGGCGAACTCGATCGCCCATCCGCTCATGTTGAGGTCCGTGATATCCTGCATCAACGAGTACCACGAGCCCTGCATGATGTATTGATCCCAAGTGGCCTCCCCGTAGACCCCCGCATTCTCAACGTGAGATCCCGAGGACGTCCTGATTGCTTCATTGGACCCGAGCCGCATTGATCCGATATCCATGGCGTTTCCGTCGCGGCCATGCAGAATATCGTCTGGCAGATCCCAGGGATGGTACCAGCGGAAGCCCTGCACGTGTCTCGGGTGGCTCGAATCGTCAACCTTGAACAGGAGGTTTGTCATGTCTTTGACGACGTCTCGGATGATGCCGTTAGTGGACTCGTGCTTAGCGCAGATGGTGTAGTCGTTCACCGGATATGGGTGAAGGACTCGCCTGTCAAGGATGGACTCGATCGAGCGGCCAGTGATTGTGAGCGTGCTGGATTCGCCGTAGTGCGTCTCCATCTCGACCTGCTCGATGATCATAAGCTTGTTCGTATCCTTGGTGAACAAGTAGTAATCAAGCTGGTACTCCTGGAGGTTGGCGTACGTTCCGGGAACCACCAGCTTGAAATCGCCGTAGCCATGGAAGCGCTCCGTCCACACGACCGAAATATAGTCATCGACGAGATGCGTGAGGTTGCAGGACTCGTCAAGTACAGCCAGATACATTCACACCCCCTGATACGTGATGTCTGTGGTGAATCGAATATCCACAGCTGTCTTGTCGGACATGGCGTAGTGGAATTCGTTTCGTCCCGGGTGCATGAGCAGCCAGTCGGAGTTGAAGTCCAGGAAGTACATTCCCTTGTATCGAGTTCCGTTCGGCTTCTCCAGATAGATTCCTTTTTGACCGATGCGCGTGTCTACTTCGATGGTGTCTCCGACAGATGGCTGGTATGCCGTGGCGGACGGGGTCCACTTGCCCGTGAGCTTCATCGTCTGCTGCCAGACCGTCTCGGTCAGGGTGATCGGAAGCGGATTAGCCTTGAGTATCTTGATACGCAGAAGGAAACCGGCCTCAACGTCACCCTCATAGTTCACTACAGCCGTCTTGTCGGACAGGGTGCGCGAGAACTCCAGCGTAGGGGAATCCTGGAGAGGGTCCTCCCAGGAGAACTCGAACGAGGGTTCCTCAACGTCGAAGTTGATAAGGTCCGAAGCATCCTCGCGGTTGTCATACCAATAGCCGTAGGGACAGAGGATTGCGATTTTGTGAGACTCTAGGTTGGACCAGATGTCAGGCTCTGAGGACTCGACATATCCGTCGGTATACACCTGACGGTGGTCGGCATACACGGTGATTCGTACTGGCTGCTTGATCTGGCAGAACCGATAGATCTTCTGCCTAGACTGCTCCACGTCCTGCGTGGTGGTCTCCATCGGAACCAGGGTGAGAGAGATAGTGCGCTTCTGCACCCTGGAACCGTTGAAGAGAGCTGAGTCGGTGAGGGCAAGGTCAGTGGTGTTAATATCGGCCTTGCCGGGACCGAGACCGTCGACGTTCTTGACGGCGATCCCGGTCTTCCACGGCTCTAAGAGATCAAGCGCCAACGTCTCGCCACCGGGATTGGTGAGGACGATGGTGCGGATCATAGCTGATACATAGCCTCCCTTACCTGACTCAGCTGGTTGTGCGTCTGTCGATAGATCTCCGCGGTCGACAGCTCTCGAGGAGACGTGTTATACTGGTTGAACACAACCGACTGCGCGTCTCCGAACGGCCTATCACCTGCAGTCTGGGGCTGCGGCTGGGCCGTG